GCAAAGCGCAGAAGGTAAGGAACGAGATCATCGCCCTGTCGAAAGATCGTAGGATCACAAGAGTCTTCATTGAAGAGAATTTGCAGTCATTCAGGCGAGGACTCTCTTCTGCGCACACAATCAACATGCTCGCTAGATTTAACGGAGTTATCTCTTACATTGCGCAGGATTCTCTTGGTGTGGAGCCTGAGTTCTTGAATGTGACGAGAGCAAGAGCAGATCTGCAAATCCCCATAAACAAGAAGATAGAGACTCCTGTAAAGCAGCAAGTTTTCGCATGGGTGAGAGGACAGATACCACAATTTCAGTGGCCGCTGAAGAAAGGAAGAGACGGAACAGGTGACGATGATTTCAGGGACGTTTCTCTAGACATGTCTGATGCCTACGTTATGGCGCGTGCAGGTTCGTTGAAAACCAAGTAATTGTAGGATTAGAATCCTATGTGGCAAACCAGACAACAGACACTGAGAAGATAGCATTCATACAAAGGGTGCTTGGTCAAACCTCTATATCTCGGGATGGTAGGAATGTCGCAGTAGCTTGTCCCGCTTGCAGGGATGTAGATAAGAAGAAGCTAGCTGTTCGCCTAGACGATTGGCAATTCCATTGCTGGGTCTGCGGCTTTAAAGGTCGCACACTCGTCCCACTACTCAGAAAGTACAGCTTGCCGGAAGTTCTATCTTTCTACAGAGAGAGATTTCTGGGGCAGATTCTCACTCACAGCAGAGAAACAGACACTGTTCCTGAAGAGGATCTCAAACTCCCTGAGGGTTTTATCCTGCTTGCTGAGGCAACCTCTAGCAAGGATCCAGATACGAAGGCAGCTCTTTCGTATCTTACCAAGAGAGGAGTCGGGATAGACCTTATGTGGAGATTTAAGCTGGGCTTGTGCAGCAGAGGGAGATACAGGCGAAGAGTTGTCATGCCCTCTTTTGATGAGCACGGCGATCTGAATTACTTTGTTGCGAGAACAATTGACGATATCAATCCAAAGTACTTGAACTGTAGCGCAAATAAGACTCGAATGATATTCAATGACATATCGATAGACTGGGACAACACTGTCACCGTCTGCGAAGGTCCATTCGATCTCATGAAGTGCGACAGAAACACAACTTGTCTTCTCGGATCATCACTATCAGAAGATTCTCTTCTGTTCAAGAAAATAGTTGCCAACGAGACACCTGTGATTCTTGCTCTAGATTCTGATATGCAGAAGAAGACTCAACAGTTTGCTTCTACGCTCACATCTTATGGGTGTGAAGTCAAGATTCTTGATCTGGGTGGCAGGAAAGACGTAGGTGAGATGTCAACAGACGAATTTCTCGCTGCCAAAGAAGTTGCCAAACCTTGGAAACAGAAAGACTACATGATGTTTAAGATCGGACTTATAAGGAGTGCTTCGCTGCTATGATAATTGCCCACCTGAGCGATATTCACTGGAGAGGTCTGTCTCGGCACGACGAGTACCGCACAGTCTTCAGTAGGTTCTTTGATATCTGCAAGAAGAAATCTCCTGACATGATTGTTGTAGGGGGAGACATGGTTCACTCTAAGACGCAGGGCATTGCTCCCGAACTGATAGAGAGCGTGAACTGGTGGTTCACGTCTCTTGCGGAGGTCGCACCAACCCATGTCATACTGGGTAACCACGACGGCCTGATACTAAACAAGAGCAGGCAAGACGCAATATCACCCATTCTCAGCGCACTCAATAATCCTCGCATTTCTCTTTACAAGAAGAGCGGGACATTTGACAGCAGCTTGCCCGATGTAAAGTTCTGCGTATTCTCATGCTTCGATGAAGAGGGCTGGAAAGATGTAAGGCCAGATCCTGGATGCATCAACATAGCACTTTTTCATGGAGCTGTCAGGGGAGCACTTACAGACACCGAGTGGGAAGTGGGACACGAAATCGATGTTGACTTCTTCAAGTCATACGATTTCACAATGCTTGGCGATATTCATAAGGTCCAGTTTCTGGATGCAGATAGAAGAATCGCTTATCCTGGTTCTACTATCCAGCAGAATTACGGCGAGAATGCTGAGAAAGGCTTTCTTCTCTGGGACATACAGTCTCGTGACAAGTTTAGCGTCGAATTCATTGAGATACTTAATGAGAAGCCATTCGTTACCCTCGACTGGGCTGGATCAGTACAGAAGACCTATGAGGCCGCACGTGCATTTCCTCCGACGTCAAGATTCAGGGTCAGGTTCACTGAGAGCATAAACAACGGCGATGTGAGCGGAATACAGGATAAGCTTAGAAGCGACCTGTCTCCCACAGAGGTCATCATCAAGGATGAGACTAAGCGCGACAATACTCTTCTCTTTGCCGGAGATAAGCAGATAGAGAGAAAGTCTGTTAGAGACATCTCAACTATGAGGAGTTTTCTCTCTGACTACCTCGAGAGTGTGAAGGTCAACGTCTCTGAAGAGAAGCTCACGCAAATGGTCTCGCTGTTTGAGTCTTACTTCTCTCGCGCGACAGAAGGCGAAGAGATAGTGAGAGACACGCTCTGGGAGATAAAGCGGATCCAGTTCAATAACACCTTTGCCTATGGTGAGGGAAACGAGATTAATTTTGAGACGATGTCTGGCATTACAGGCATCTTCGGCAAGAATAGGCGCGGGAAGTCTTCCATCATCGGAACTTTGATGTACGCGCTATTCAATGCCACCGATCGCGGACCCATGAAGAATTTGCACGTCATAAACAATAATCTTGATTATTGCGATGCAAAGGTTGATCTAGTGGTCAACGGTGAAGATTACACAGCACATCGCTGTACTACGAGAATAAAGCCCAAGAAGGGAAATGAGTATGCTACGACATACTTGAACTTCTCGAAGGGCGATGAGAAGGATCTGAGTGATGAGCAGCGCAGGGAGACAGAGAAAGTTCTAAGGAACATGATAGGAACATCTGAAGATTTCCTGATGACGACTCTTGCTTCCCAGGGTCAGATAAACTCCTTCATTAGTGAGAAGGCCACAGCTAGAAAGAGCATCCTCTCTAAATTTCTCGATCTTGACATATTCGAGAAAATGTCTGATCTGGTAAAAGAAGATCTGTCTCCTATCAAAGCGCAGACCAAGAACAAGTCTGTAGAGGAGATCTCAAAGGAGATAGGAAAAATCGAATCTAGCCTCTCTTTGTCTAACAGTGCAATGCTACAGACCGAGAAAGAGTGCCAGGACATCCAGGATTATCTGGACAACATCCTGAAGATCACGTCTGGCAACACATCCTCAGCCGAGAGATCTGAGACGATCTCCGGAAGAATTGATCTCGCAAAACGTAAGCTCGATCATCTTTCGCAAGAAATACTTGACACGAGCACAGAGAGAGATCAAATTAGTGCAAAGCTGCTTAAGGCGCAAGGGATTAGAGATGCATTCTCGCTCGACGAGATAAACAAGAAGGTAGCAGCACAAAAGGGTCTTGAAAAATCTCTCGCCGACTTGAGATCAGATCTGAGATCTCAGCAAATCATACTGGACGCGAAGAAAAAGTCTGTCTCAAAGCTCGACGATGTCCCTTGCGGAGATTCTTTTCCAACTTGCAAGTTCATAAGAGATTCTCATGAGGACAAGAAGACTCTGGCAGAAAATCAGTCACTGCTGACCAAGATCCTGGGCAAAGTGAGTGACCTTGAGGTCAAGATGCGAGAAGCTCAGGATGAAAATCCTGAAGAGATGCTTCGCAAGTACAATAAGGTTCTTGAGATGATCAAGGGTTTCGAGGGAGAGATCAATCTCAAGAATCTGATGGTTTCACATAATCAAGCTAAGATCAAGGAGATTGGCGAAGCTATAGTTCGAGATGAGTCTCTTCTAAAGAGCACGCTAGAGCAAGAGTCGAAGGCTGATCCAGACATTGCTCGGCAACTCACAGATGTCGAGACAAACAAGGCGTCTCTCAAAAATCTCACTGCTAAAAAGCTGCAACTTGCCACCCAGATCGGAAAGGATACAGCACAGATCGAGATCTTGCGAAAGCAGCAAGAAGAACTTAGGATTGCAATCGAGAAGTTTGAGACTCTTAACTCTCTTCTAGGCGCGCTTTCTAAGAAAGGAATTCCGCTAATGATTCTCAACGCTCAGCTTCCAACAATCAATGCTGAGATATCTTCGATACTGCAAGGGGTGGTTGACTTTACTGTAGAACTAGAAGCCGATCTAGACAGCAATTCAATGGATATTTACCTGAACTACGGTAATAACAAGCGTGTCATTGAGCTTGCCTCGGGCATGGAGAAGATGATATCATCTCTAGCGATCAGGGTCGCTCTCACTAACATCTCGTCTCTTCCTAAGACTAGCATGCTCATCATAGACGAAGGTTTTGGTGTGCTAGATGACACAAACGTAGAGTCTTGCACGCGGTTGCTAGACTCGTTCAGGAAGTGGTTTAAAAACATAATTGTCATCTCTCACGTTGACGTAATCAAGGAATCAGTTGATAATCTAATCGAGATAACTTGGGAAGACAATCATGCAAAAGTTCAATGTATCTGATTTTCCAAGCTTCTTCTGCCCTGTTTGCGAGTTCATGATAGAGACTAGGAAAGACTCTAGCTACATTATGTCAACTGGCTGTTGCGAAAATTGTGCAACATATTTCGCTGAGCCCTATAAGAAGCAGTGGCAAGAAGGATGGAGACCCTCGGGGGATGAATTAGAGTCCTACAAGAGCAGATTATCTCACAAGCAAATACGTAGCAGATAGGAATGGGTCAAAAATGCTTTCAATGAATGAGATCAATAGGCTTGGTCAGATAATCGATTCGACTTTCGGAAAGAGTAGCTCTTATACTGGTCAGACATCAGTCAAAGCTTCTCTAGCGGGAAACGTACTCACGGTCAACATGATCTGTGTCATCACTCTCGCCTCTGATGTCCCCCAGCGAGACCAGATTACGCTTCACAGAGAAGCTGCTCAGAAAGTTATCAATCAATACATGAAGAAAGTCCGCGAAGAGTTCAAAGAGCTTGCTGGCAGGGCACTCAAGGTGAAAGAGTCCACAGTGGGAGACAGCGTCGAGATTGTCTCTTCTTCTCCTTATGTTCTCAAGCGCTCTGCATACTACAGGTTTTTTGCTACATTTAGCGTGGACTAATGAGCGTTGTCAACAAGCAGCGACAGGTTAATGAAGTAATCAGGTGTGGAAAAGATCCTAGTTACTTCTTTAACGCGTACATCAAGATACAGCACCCCATTAAGGGTCTTATCCCGTTCGACACGTACCCGTTTCAGGATGAATGTGTACAGAAGTTCATCGACAACAGGTTCTCGATTGTAGTTAAGTCAAGACAGCTAGGACTTTCTACTCTCGTTGCCGCATACGCTGTCTGGCTTGCAATATTTCAGAAAGATAAGAACATCCTCATCATCGCTACAAAGCTTTCTGTTGCTCAGAACTTCATGAAGAAAGTTAAGACGATGGTGAGGGCACTACCTCCCTGGTTGCTACTTCCACGGATAACTACTGATAACAAGCAGCTTTTAGAATTTAGCCACGGATCTTCTATAAAAGCTGTTCCAACATCTGACGATGCTGGTCGTTCTGAGGCTCTCTCATTGCTGATCATTGACGAGGCAGCATTCGTACGTAACTTTGATGAGCTGTGGACAGGACTCTATCCCACAATATCAACCGGTGGTAGGGCAATACTATTATCGACACCTAACGGTGTGGGTGGACAGTACTATAGGCTGTACACTGATGCAGAAGCTGGCCTGAACGAATTCTGCGCCATCAAGTTGCCGTGGACAGTACACCCAGAAAGAGATCAGGCATGGTTCGAGAGAGAATCAAAGCCATTCTCGCCCAAGCAAATCGCACAAGAGTTCCTCTGTGACTTTGCATCATCGGGAGATACTTTCCTATCAGACGATGATCTCAAGTGGATGTGGTCAGCGATACAGCAGCCGATCGAGAGGATGGGGCACGATAAGAATGTCTGGATTTGGAAGTACCCGCTGAGCAATCACAGGTACGTCATATCTGCTGACATTTCACGGGGAGACTCTAAGGACTACTCGACCTTTCATGTCATTGACACGAACTCATCAGAGATCGTTGCTGAGTACAAAGGAAAGGTTCCGCCAGATAGATTTGCAGAGCTTCTTGATCAATTTGGCAAGATGTACAATACAGCAGTCCTGTGTCCTGAGAATAACTCGTACGGATATGCAACAATAATCAAGCTTAAAGAGCTCAAGTATCCAAAGATATACAGCAGCAAGAGAACACCAGCGTGGATGGGTGACTTTACACCTTCAAACGATACAGAGGCTGCTGGATTCACAACATCGGGAAAGACTCGAACTCTAATTTTAACGAAGCTCGAAGAGATTCTTAGAAACAGGCAGCTAGTTGTTCACTCCTCTAGGCTTTACGAGGAGCTGAAGACATTTGTCTGGGTTGAAAACAGGGCACAGGCAATGAAGGGTTATAACGATGACCTCGTTATGTCTCTTGCCATAGGGTGCTGGTTATTCGACGCTTCTGCAGAGTACAGTCAGGATTCTAGAGCACTCAACGATGCTATGTTGCAGGCGATGAGCCCATCCAGGAAGCCTTTTAATGGATCTTCCTCGGGAGGCATGCTTCCACCTGAATTTCTCTGGGTTCTCAAGTAACGGAGGAAAAAGTGGCAAAAGACAAGAGTCTCTTCAGCAGACTGAGCCAGCTGTTTAGATCTGGACCGGTCATCAAGCGAAGAGTAAGAAAAATAGACGGCTCAACTGAGACTGCAGATTCTGCTTTTCAGAACTTTAAGAAGACACAGAGCTATGTCTACAGCACTGCGATGTCTGCGTATGGAACGTACGACAGGATGGCGAGGTATTCAGACTTCCAAGAGATGGAGTACACACCAGAGATCTCTTCTGCACTAGACATCTACGCAGAAGAGACTGCGCCATACGATGAGAAGGGAAGAGTTCTCCACATCTTCTCAGAAAATCCAAGCATCCAGCGGATACTAGAAGATCTTTTCTTTGACACCTTGAACGTTGACTTCAACCTCACGTCTTGGGTTAGAAATCTAGTGAAGTATGGTGATTTCTTCCTCTTCAACGATGTTGATCCAAAGTATGGCGTCATCAATGCATATCCGATGCCAGTCAACGAAGTTGAGCGCGAAGAAGGATTTGATCCAAAGGATCCACTCGCAGTGAGATTTAGATGGGTTTCGCAGGGAAATCAGGTACTTGAGAACTGGCAGGTCTCACACTTCAGGCTGCTTGGCAATGATGCGTTTCTTCCGTACGGGTCTTCAGTACTAGAGTCAGCTAGAAGGATATGGAGACAGCTCATCCTCATTGAGGATGCAATGCTTGTCTATAGGATAGTGAGATCTCCTGATAGGAGAGTTTTCTACGTCGACGTCGGCAACGTTCCACCAGAAGACATTCCTACCTACATGGAGCAGGTACAGACCCAGCTTAAGAAGAGCCAGGTTATTGATAAGTCGACAGGAAGAGTTGACCTCAGGTACAACCCCATGAGCGTCGACGAGGATTACTTCATTCCTGTGAGAGGATCAGAGACAGGTACTAAGATCGATACTCTAGCTGGTGGAACGAACGCTGCAGCTGTCGAGGATGTCCAGTACATACAGAAGAAGCTATTTGCTGCACTTAAAATTCCGAAGGCTTATCTTGGATATGACGAAGGGCTAGGTGCAAAAGCTACCCTGTCGCAGGAAGACATAAGATTTTCAAGAACGATAAACAGGATCCAGAGAACTGTCATCTCTGAGCTGAACAAGATTGCTATCATTCACCTCTACTCGCACGGATTCGAAGGTGAAGATATGCTCGACTTCGAGCTTACTCTCACCAATCCGTCAACGATAGCACAGCAGCAGAAACTTGAGATATTCAGGACTAAATTTGATATCTCTAGCAATGCACTTAATATTCCTGGTCTAATCGACAGGAATTGGGCAAGAAAGAACATCCTGATGATGACAGATGACGAGATAGCTGCAATCGAGAGAGGCAAGCTATTCGACAAGGAGACAGATCTCAGAGTTGAAGCAGTTAAGCTCACCGAGGAGACTGAGAAGAATATTGCGGATGAAGTCGGAATAGACTTCACAATGCCAGAAGGTGGTGAGACTTCTCTCCCCACTGGTGGCGGCGGCGATGAATCTGGCGGAATAGGTCTACCACCTCTTCCCGGAGGAGGAGCAGAAGAGCCCGGAGGAGCTCCTTCGTCTGAGCCTGAGACTCTCACAGCTGGGGACAGGAGAGATGGCTCAATAATATCTGAGCCGCTCAATCTCTCAATGCGAGACGAGAGCGCACCTATCCGTGCACAGTCTGCAGTTGACAGGTTCAGGCATCTAGAAGTCGGAATGAGGAAGGGAGAGACTAGAGACGCATATAACAGGAGAAGGCGGAAGAACCCTGATCTCCAGGGCAACCCGACTGATCACGCGGGCCTCGTATCTCACAATCCAAAGAAGAAAACAGACTCCATATCCCATCCCTTTGGCGATCCAAAAGACTTGATTAACCCGATGAAGGGAAAGATCGAAGAGTCCGATCTTGTCAATGACTTCCTAGACGAGGGAATTAGCAGACAGGAAAAGATGACATCCCATATAAAGTCTATCCTCAAGAACCTTGAGACCAAGATACCTAGACAAAGGAACCTTATCTCTGAGTCTAATACTCCTGAGGACTACGATGAATAAACACAACAAGAAAAGAAATGTCGGAATCGTCTACGAGCAGCTGCTAAGATTCATATCTGAGCGCCTCGTCAAAGATGACAAGCGTAGTGCTCAGGCTGCCCTTAATATCATTGAGAGAAGGTTCAACACGCAGACAGAGATATACAAGGAATTCAGACTCTTTAAAGCGCTAGCGCAGACGACGGTCTCTGATACTCCTGTAGCTGCTGCTATATTGACTGAGGCAAAGTCAGCCGCAAGAAGGCTAGACAACAGGCAGCTGGACATCGAAAAATCTCAGCTGATAAAAGAGATCAACTACACGCTGGGCATTGATTTCTACGATAGAAAGATACCTGAGTACAAAGACTTTGCAACAATTCAGACTCTCCTGAACGACTGGCAGATGGGAGACAGAGCTGATCTCTCGCGTGTCGTTCAGTTTGAGTCTAAGATAATAGAGAAGCTACTCGATAAAAAGCCTGCTCATCTTCCTCTTGAGGAGCAGAAAGATCCAGGAGCTGATAGGCTCGTTGTGAAGATTATGACTGAGAAGATGAACCAGAAATGGAGTGATAGGCTTAACAACGAGCAGAGAGAGATATTGAAGACCTACGCATTCCACACAGACGCAGGTTCACAGGAAAAGCTCAAAGAGAGCCTTCGCAGAGTCAAAGACGGAGCGATTCGTGCTCTCGCAGAGTTTAGGAGAACAAATAGCAATCCTATCCTGATGGAGAAGATAGACGCTGTTACTGAGTCAGTTCGTGATATTGACCTCACAGAGGTAAATGACGATACGATAGCGAAGCTCTTGACTGTCTCTCAGATGAAATCTGAAATTATGTCAGGAGTGAAAGATGAGTGACTCAATGAAGCTACTAACAGAGTGGACAGCTCTTTCCTACGATCTACGTGAGATCAAGGAAGCAATGGACAGAAACGGTGGAAAGGTCATGCTCAAGGGGATCTTGCAGCGTGCAAACACCGTCAACCAGAACGGCAGAATATATCCGAAGTCTGTTCTCGAGAGAGAAGTGATGAACTATCAGAAGTTCATCAGGGAGAACCGCGCACTAGGTGAGTGCGACCACCCGGAGAGCTCTGTTATCGAGCTCAAGAACGCATCACACATAGTCAGGGAAGCTCACATGCAGGGAGACGACGTCTTCGGAAGCGTAGAGCTCCTAGACACTCCAAGCGGACAGATCCTTAAGAGCCTTGTTATGTCGGGTGTAACTCTTGGTATCTCTTCTAGGGGCGTTGGATCAACCAAGAACCAGGGCGGAAACCAAATAGTTCAGGAAGACTTTCAGCTCATCTGCTTTGACATGGTGAGTGAGCCTTCGACTCCAGGTGCTTTCATGATGAAAGAAGGCAAGATGGTGAGGGCGAAAGATCTAGACGCGACGTTCACAAAATCAGACAAGATTAATAGGGTTTTCAACGATATCTCTTCGTGGAGAAAAAGGTGACACCCAAGCTATCTAGAAATGAGTTGAAGTCAATTATAAAAGAGTGCCTCGTTGAGATCTTGCAAGAGGGCCTCAATGAGAGCGTTTCAAATCAGAACAAGCAATCTCTTCGTGAGTCTACACCTGCGCCAGCAGAGAGACAGAGGACACCTCAGCGTCAAAGCATACATGACAAGATAAGCTTCTTGCCAAAGCAGTCCTCTGCCAGGGAGGAGATCCGTGAATCTCCTAGCAATAGCAACATCAAGACAATAACTGATGATCCTATCATGAGAGAGATACTGAGCGACACCGCTTCAACGACGCTTCTTGAGCAGTCGCGTGCTGAGTCTAGCAAGTTTGCCACAGCGGGAGATCGAGTATCTCAGGTTGTTGCGAACAGCGATCCTATGGATCTTTTCTCTGGATCCTCCGACAAGTGGGCTGCGCTCGCTTTCTCGGGACCTGTTAGGCAGTAATTTTTCTGCCGACAACATATGTAATAAATACAAGGAGTCAATAATGGCAAAAGTACTTACACCACAGCTTCTTCGCAGGATCGTTCTCGAGGAGAAGGCTAAGATTGAGAAAGAGACCAAGCTCGCTAAGATGGGCAAGGTCAAGCCCGTGGAGGAGGCTGACAAGCCCCGCGTCCTCAAGGGCCCTGAGGATTACGCAGACACTGTCCCACACGCAAAGAAGCATCTCGATGAGATAGCAGCCCTCAACGAGGTTGAGAGCGAGCTCGTCAAGAAGCTCTCCCGCGTCCGTGAGCACAGGAATCTCGCTAAGAAGAAGTTCATCAACTCACTCTGAGGAGTAAACAATGTCAAGGACAGCAACAGTATCTCCCTTTGGTCCAGTGTCACCCACGCCCTCTCTTGGCCGTAGGGGAGATAACAACATTCGCGCGTGTTTCCCTGCATCTCCGCTGCAGAGAGAGTACAACACGACAACAGTTGAGAATGTTGGAAATGCTGCCCTGCTAGGAAACGGCGGGCCAGGTGATTCCGTTCCTAACATTGGAGTATCAAACGGTGTGGTCAATGATGGAGGTTACTTCTACGGAACCTTCAATCTCAATTACGATGGATCACCCAACCTAGACGACGTCGTGACAGGAGGAGAGGGCTTACCTGCATCTCCTTACATCCCGAACCCAACGTCTCCTGGACCAGGCAGCGTCAATCCCTACGACATTGCTCCATACTCTGGTCCGCTACCTAGGGCCCACACCCTCTACGGCGTCGGACTAGGCGGTACAGTCTCGCCAAGCAGCACTACCGAGGGCGTTGCGGGCAACAAGATTGGACAGTTCATATCTGGCAGGTCATACAACGGGTCAGACGGAAGAAGCTGATGCATGGTGACAGGTTTAATGTCCCGTACAAGTACGATTCAAATAAGGGTGCAGGCTATGGTAAAACAGACCTGCAGATGGACAAACCCAGGGCATCCCTGAGTACATACCCTTACAAAGACGCACTGAAGACAGAAGACCCTGACGATGATGAGTTCGAGATCGATGATCCTGATGTCCTCGATAAGTTTGTTGCGAAGGTGAACAATGCCTTTGTCTCATCTGATCCTAAGATGTGGAGATCTGACAAGGCAGGGCTAGTGCATAATCAGCGACTCGCTCTTCCCGAGAACGCGATGCCTCAGCAGCGCACCAGGTCGATATCTCCTTTTCCATTTAAGTCTCTCTACAAGAGATTTGATGGGCCTCCTCTGGGCGGTGACATGAACCAGAGATATACGACAAGAGATCCCTTCCAGACAGGGACTCTAAAGGGTTTTGCATCTAGCCCTCCAGAGGTTGACTTTGACATAGACGAGCCAGTCTACGAGCTCGATGATATGCCGACAAAAGATCAGAGAGCGTTGCAGAGACAAACTAATAGAATTTCAAAGATCATGTCGAGACAAAAACAGCAGTAAGATTATAGTTACTGCAAGAGGCTAAAATGTCGAAAACACTTTACGAGGAAGCTATTGCAGATGCCAAGCAGCTCAGAGAAGTTGCAGAAGCAAATGCAAAAAACGCTATCATCGAATCCGTCACACCTAAGATCAGAGAGTTCATCGAGAGCCAGCTCATTGGTCGCATAAATGAGGCAGAAGATGATCACGATGAAGATGAAGACGATGACACCATCGAACTTGATGAGTCTGCACTTCTTGAGCTAGTCAAGATGATGGGTGTGGACGGAATCAATGAGTCACTGCAGGACAGAGCTTCTAGCGGTGCAGTTTTAACAGCATTGAGAGGTGCTACCGCTTCAATGACCAGTGATCAGAGGCGCAAGCTCCTAGGAATAGCATCAAAAGCAAAACTTGCTGCAGCCAGTATCAGCGGTGGCGGCATAGATATTGCAAGACAGATTAAGGAGAACAATATGTCATCTAGAAACTCCAACCTCCTTTTCGAGGTTGATTTGAACGAGCTCTCAAAAGAGCGCGTAAAGGGAAAGAAGCACGATATGGAAGAGGAGGACATGATTGTCTCTCCCAGAGGTGGCGCTGTTAAGCCTGCCCCCGCTGGAAAAGGCAAGCCTCCCGGAACAAAAGTTGCTCCTAAGTCAGCCAAGAAGATGGCTGAGGGTGAGTACGAGAATTACGCCTACGAGGGATCTCTCGACGACATGGATCACGATCACATGATGGAGGAGGAGGATCCTGAAGAGGAGGGCTACCACCACATGATGGAGGAAGAGGACGAGGACATACAGGACGAGCTCATGTACGAGGAGGACGATGTCCTCGATGATCCCTACGCCGGCATGTCACTCGCAGAGGCCCGCGTCGCTCGCCGCAGAGCTCTTAGGGAATCCAAGGTTGAGCTCGATCTCGGCGATGTAGAGCTCGATCCCGATCTCGTCATCTCTGCCAGGGTCCTCGCAGACGAGGAGCCCGAGGGCGAGACTGAGGAGGGTGAGCCCGCTGCTGACGAGGATATCTTCGGAGCCGGCGAGGAGTCCGACATGTTCGGTGACGAGGAGGAGTCCGCTCCCGTCGCCAAGGCCAAGGAGGTTCCCGTTGCTCCCAAGGGTAAGGAGAAGCTCGACGAGGTCTACGAGATCGACGAGAACATGCTCCGTCGTGAGCTCTTCCGTCTCCGTAACATCAATGAGTCGAAGAACGCTGCGTCATCAATGGCGAAGCACTTCGGAGGCGGCGAGGTTGTCGGAGAGGTTGACAAGGTTACAATGAATAAGTACGCTGCCGCCAAGCAGGAGGTAGCTAAGAAGAGCCGCGAGAATCGCGCTCTGAAGGGCAAGCTGCATGAATACAGGAGTGCAGTCGAAACACTCCGTGAGCAGCTCACTGACCTCAACCTGTTCAATGCGAAGCTTCTCTACGTGAACAAGCTTCTTCAGAACAAGGATCTATCAACAACACAGCGTCGCTCGATAATCGAGGCACTAGACTCAGCCGGCACACTTAGAGAGGTCAAGCTTCTCTACAAGAGCCTTACTGAGTCTCTCGACAAGAGCAAGGCTGGCAATCTTTCAGAATCTTTCACAAGGCGCGCCCTAGGTTCTTCTTCTAGGCCGGCAAGCTCAGCTTCACCCCGCACAGCAGAGGGTGGTGAGTTTGATCGTTGGGCCCGTCTCGCTGGCATCAATAACAAGTAATAGGAGTCAAAATCATGTCAAGATCATTTTCCCTCGAGCAGCTTACTGAGGGTATCAGAGAGAGGAACGTCGGCAATGAGGGCCGTCGTCTAGTTGAGAAGTGGAATCGCACAGGCCTCCTTCGCGGCCTCGGCGACGAGAAGCGCGAGGTTATGTCCCGCCTCCTCGAGAACCAGGCAGCCCAGGTTCTTAAGGAGTCTAACTCACTCAGCGGTGGCGGTGGTAACCTCTCAAGCTCTGGCGACATCCGTGGTTTCACCAACATCGCCTTCCCCATCGTCCGCAGGGTCTTCGGCGGTCTCGTTGCCAACGAGCTCGTCTCCATACAGCCCATGAGCCTTCCATCAGGCCTCCTGTTCTACCTGGATTACACCTACGGCACCAACGTCGGCGGTGACACAAACCTCCAGACAGGCGCAGCTGGCACACGTGATGCTCAGACCTACACAGCAGGTCAGTCCATCTACAACAACCCAACCGGCAAGGGCGTCCGCAGCGGATCTCTCGCGGTGGGTGGTCAGTACGACCTCGTTGGAACGAGCTACTCCAAGGTGCACACCACCTCAGTTCCCGCTGCGCTCCTCGCATCTGGCGCATGGCGTGACGGTGGTACACTCACCACTGGCGTGACAGCCTTCGCAACTGGAACAGACGGCAAGCTCCTCCAGTTCGATCCGCAGATCACCACCCTCATCGAGGAGGACGCTGCAAACGGTGCTCTCGACGCTTCCGGACGTTGGCAGTTCCTCGTGCTTCCTCTCACGACTGCAAACTTCACCAACTTCGACACGACACAGGTGAAGGATGTCTCTCTCTTCGTCGCTTCTCCCTCAACATCGGGTGTCAAGGCACTTGATCAGACGTTCCAGAGCGGCAAGAACATCATCAACCTCCGTCGTCTCAACCAGCTCGGTGTTTACACCGGCGGCGTGTTCACACCGAACCCGCTCGTCAACGTCGGCGACTCTAACGCTGCTCTCCTCTGCGTTGTCTCAGGCGCTCTCGTCCCAGTCGCACAGGCTGGTACTTCGACAGAGCCAGGCCTCACCGCCTCTTACGCAATCGCTGCAGCTCTTAACGTCGACAACAGCGACGGCTCAACCCTCACGATCCCCTCGTTCGAGTCGGACTTCGGTGGTTCAAGCATCTCCAATGCTACCTCACCGATCATCCCCGAGATCGACATCAAGATCGAGTCGATCGCCGTCACCGCAACGACCCGCAAGCTCAGGGCTCGTTGGTCACCAGAGCTCGCTCAGGACCTGAACGCTTACCACAGCATGGACGCTGAGGTTGAGCTCACTCAGATCCTCTCCGAGCAGATCGCTCTCGAGATCGACCGTGAGATCCTCAACGACCTCCTCACCCAGGCAAACGGCGCCAACTACTACTGGTCACGTAGCCCAGGTAAGTTCGTCAACAAGACCACCGGCACGCCGGTCGTCAGGGCCTCCACCCTCGCCCCAGGACCCCAGTTCACTGGTACAGTCCGCGAGTGGTACGAGACTCTCGTTGAGACCATCATCGACGTCGCCAACGAGATCCACCGCAAGACGCTTCGCGGTTCTGCGAACTTCCTCGTCACCTCACCCGAGGTTGCGACGATCTTCGAGGCCTCGGTGCTCTACAAGCCGAACATCTCGATCGACGGACAGGGCCAGGTTGGCAACCCCTTCACCATGGGCGCCACCCCAGTCGGTACCATCAGCAACCGCTTCACGGTCTACAAGGATCCTTACTTCCCCAGGAACAAGATCCTCGTCGGCTTCAAGGGCGGCAGCTACCTCGAGACCGGCTACGTCTACGCTCCTTACGTCCCTCTGATTGTCACCCCCAGGAAGGGCGTGATGACCCGTTACGGCAAGAAGATGATTCGCTCCGACTTCTACGGAACGGTCACCTGCCTCGACATGACGGTCATCTGATCCTAGGCTAGGTCACTAGACGGCCACCCTTCGGGGTGGCCGTTTTAGTTTTGGCAGAAGCGTAATAGTTAAGATCCGGGCAGCAAGTGAATCATGAACATAAGACGTGAGATTAGACGGATACTGAGCGAAGCTGCGGGTGACCCCACAGTCACGTACAGGGGTGCCTGGGATCCAAACGACACGTCTGACGGTGCAGAACAAGGAAAGGGCTACACCTACACA